CTTCTTGCCTCCCGTTTGAACGCCAAAAGTAGCTAAAGTGCCTGTGAAGACCGAAGCTATGAAAGTTGGATCAATCTTTTCTCCTGCATCATAACCTGGTATTTTAACGTAGTTCAAAGTTAAAATTCCTGCGGACCAGATAAGAACGATCACTCTTATAAGTGTCGCTAGGTACATCAGTTGCTCTTCTTTATCATCAACTGCTTCCTTAAGTTTACCTAGAGGACCTTTCGGTTTCTCTTTTACTGCTTCTGCCATAACACAACGATATCTGCCCTATTTATACAACTGCAGGTGTCGTTTTCTTTTTGCCTATATTATATTTCGATTCTAATTCCCACTCACCCTTCTCTTTGTAAGCCAGCACTTTGATTTGGTTCAATGGTGCAATGTCTGTAATTGTTTCATCGTTTACAATAGTTATAAGACCCCAATCAGATAACAACTGAGTAATACGATTACGACGTTGTACATCATTCTGAGTTAAGTTTGCTGTCTTACCATCTAAAGCAAACAATTCTTTAAAGTGTACGATATAGTATCTACCTTGCTTGTGTAGTATATGACAAGATTGATATAACTTCTTTTCTTTACGAGAAGCAACACCTATCCTAGATAATGTTTCTCTTACTTTTAGAAAGTCGTCTGGTTGAGAAAGTTTCACCTCTACCATACTATCACGAGTCCACTGAACTTCAGCTACTTGGGACATTTTTTCCTCCACGGTTTAATTTCGATTTCAAATGATCAAGTTGATCTTTATTTAGGATTTTAAGGATTGCCTGTGCCTTTTGGGTACTATAGTTATAGTACGTTTTGACTGTCTCCAAGTCCTCTATCTTCACTTTCTTCTCCCAAGGAGAAAAACGCTTTCTTTTCCTAACCGTATTTATATAAAAATCGTACTGAAGTTTGTTTGGAAGGTCATAATATATGTTCATTTCATTAGCAAGTAACACAGTGTCATAATGAGATGACATACACTTAGTCACTACCCATGCAGGATATTCCTTCTCCCAACTACTGTCTTCACTATCCAGTAAGTTCTGCTTTGTCTCGTTGATTGTCTTTAAATAGTCCGATAAGAGATGTTTGTTGTTCATAATTTAGTAGGAGAAGTTCTTTTCTTTTCTTTTGATCTTTGGTATATGTACCAGAGGATCTCATAGTATAGGTTAGATCCCAATCTTTTTGATACCAATCAGGAAATCTATCCTTAATAAACAATTCTGAATTATAAGTTATCATACATTTATTGTCTGAAGCACATGCTTGAGCAGCAAACCATTCATGATCAAATGATTTATGCATATCACCTTTATTACCATACAAGTTATCCTTAATAGCATATGGTGGATCTAGAAATACAAAAGCATTTCTACCATACAACGATTCTTCATAAGATTGATTAGTAATCCTCCATCCTTGAATCAATTCACTCAATGCAGGAAGTTTATCTATACCTCTGAAGGTAAAGTTTGCTCTAGATGCTTGCTTACTAAAAGAACTGTTAGCAGTTAGACCACTAAAAGAACATTTGTTTGCCACATAGAAATTAAATCCTGACTCATAGATATCATTGTTTAATTTATCCTTAGCATCATCAAATGCCATCCTGTGTGCATCATAACTCTCACCGAGTTCTGTCTTTAATTCTCTTAGATCATCACACAACTGCTGTCCGTGGTCTCTGAGGGTCACCCAGAAGGCATACAGAGGGTAATAGAGGTCATTTACCCACACATCTGTATTAGGATAAGTTTGGGTCACGTACAGTGCCATAGAACCGCCCCCTAGGAAAGGTTCTCTATAACTTTCTATCTTAGGTAAATGTTGTGATAGAAATTTAATTGCTCTGGACTTACCACCAGGATATCTTAAAGGTGTGGTGTACTTCATTTAGATAGGAATACAACTCCGTTATCATAGTTACCGAAATCTCCTGATGGAGGAGGAATGATAGGTTGGTATATACCTCTAGGTTGATAATCCTCAATCAATGCTTCTATTGCTGTATCAAACCATCTGTTCATTGACTTTGCCATAGCACGATAAGATGTACCGACATAGATTTGACCTGCAACTACTGCTACAGTTGCTGCACCCCAGAATGAATAGTACCATCTGGATTTTACTTGTGCTCTCACACGATCTCGTTTGTTCATAATAATAATTTAGATTTAAGTTTAGAGTTTGGTTTCATTGAATGAAGAAGATCATCTAATTTATCTGATAGTACATAAGAAAAACCAATAGTAGTTCTGAGGTTATCAGTAAGAGCATTAGGAGAAGATCCATAATGATCCCAATTAGATGGAACTAATACACCACGATTCGGTATATATGGAACGTGGTTATATTTATTAGTGTTTGTATTATAGCATACAAATTCACCACCCCATTCTTGATTCCATTCTAAGTTAGTAAAAAGTACGAATGTCCATACCCAAGGTTGTAAGAAATCCTTATGAAAAGGTGCTACTTGATTAGTAGTTTGTCCATTAACATGAATCTTACAAAGTTGGATGGGGTTACGTATGTACTTTTGAATCTTTAACTTGATGTGAATTGCTGCATCATAGAAGGCAATTCTATCATGTTCATATTCAAAACCCCAAGATAATTTATTGGCAGTGTTTGAATAATTAATTAAAGACCATCCACTATAAAGTTCATCACTCAATGCAATGAAATTCTTTACAGGTAATACTTCATTGTCAAATGAAATACAATCCTTATAATCCATTCCAGAATGTATCTGATGGTGTCTGCATGTTTCTTGATATAACATACAAACCTACGTTACATAGAAACCAATACACATTGGTCATCCATGCCTGTTTCCAACAGTATCTTCTATTACTCTGTACGATGTACATGTTTCTATCATTCATTGTTTGTTCAGAAGATAAAGGTCTGAACTTCAACCACTGCTCAAGTCCTAATGAAATTAGAAATCCAATCGCAAAGATATAAAATAAGAGGTTTAAAAAACCTGCATTAAAAAGTAAGAAACTAATCATCGTGGTCGTCCCATTGATCGGTAAGACCTTCGTTGTTGAAGAATGCTCTGTATATACCAAACCCTGATAGTAACACTAAGATTACTAAGATTGATATACCAAAGGTGATGTTTGGATTTGCATTGTAATGTGGTATGATTGCATTACATTTAGTCCATGTACCTGGTAGTGTATACACAGGTGGGCAAGAGAGTAATAGATCTCTAATAGCTAACATTTCAGTTCTCATTATGGTATCCAATTCGGTTTTCTGGATTCGTCACGAATCTAATTAGATGCAACCCAAGGTTTGCTGCTAATGTAATTCTTGTAAGCAGTAAAAGTGTCAATGCTTGTGTCATATTTAAACTCATCAGGCATTGCCCTAGTGAATGATGTAGGTGGTGGACAATCTGGAAATATAATATCAGCACATTCTATAGTATACTGACAACTATGTGTCTTACCATATCTGTGTGTATATTCTGCACATAAAGCAAGTCCGTGGTCAATCAACCAACGGAAATTTGTCTGTGCCCAAATTGTACAAGGGTGGTTACGAAATGCACCCTTATCTGTTTTGTATGGTGCACCATCTAATTTAGGTAGAACACCAAAACCATGACCCCACTTTTCTGATGCTACAATAGAAAGCATTTGACATGTTTCTAATGGCATCTTGACAATGTGTTTGTCAGGTAGAACCTGTGCAGATTTCACAGGATCTGGGTCGGTCACAAAAATATTCATAATGATATTCTAGCACTGTTGCTAGTCAAAGTCAATGCCGACTTCATCAGATATGTCTCTATCCAAATCAGGTAGATGAGGTTCTATCCAATGATCTTTATTGTCTATACCAGCAGCATTAGCGTATCTCCAAATGTGCTGATCGACTTGTCTAAAGATATCATGTAAGTTTAAATCCATTCTAATATCATGTGCAATCTCAGCAACCTGTTTCTCTGTTAAACAGTGGTCAGGATGTAGTAGATCACAACAAGGAATTCTTTTTTCTATCAACTCGTTTAAGTTGATTCTGATTTCGTAATCTTGGTATACTGGCATAATATTTAATTACTTATTTTATGTATCATCATCTACAGATTCTAATTCTTCAATAGCATCAACTGGCACTTCGTGACCATCTATACTATACCAATGTTGTGGTACACCAATACTGTCAGGTCTTACACCTAGGTATTTAAGTGTGTTACCATTAAAGGTATGCTCACGTAGCATTGCCTGTAAACGACAATGTATTAATTCTTGTCTACTAACTCTCATTTAAATTCACACTCCAACATAATTTCAGTTAATGCTGCTAAGAGATTAATTTCTTGGTCAGCAACAAATGCTGATTGATATTGATACTTAGCAATAATCAATACTGCCTGTGGTATAGTTACAGGTACTAGGTAAGTATATAAGCTATCATAGATTGATCTAAAGATATGAGATGGTTCATTATCTAAATTAGCAGATACCCATTTCTTCACTGTAGTAAATTCATTCTTCTTGAGTGAATCAGTTAGTTCTTTAAATTTAACTTCATTCAAACTTGATAGTATGCCACTATCAATTACACCACCAACAGCATAACGTTGACACTCATTAAGTGTTCTTCTCCAATCAGGAAAGAACTTAAGTATTAACTGTGGTAATACCTTCTCATCAAAATCAACACTTTCATTATTTAAAATATATTTTAAACGTTCAAAGAATTGAGATGCTACCATCTTCTTATCAACAGAAGGTATTGTGAAATCAATTACAGTACATCTAGAATGTAATGGTTCTAAAATTTTATTCTTATAGTTACATGTGAATATAAATCTACAGTTGCCATGAAACTTTTCTATGTTTGCCCTTAATGCAAGTTGTACATCTGTGCTAGTGTTATCTGCTTCATCTACTATAACAACTTTATGTTGTGAATCAGAAGACAAAGATACAGTAGAAGCAAAGTTAGCAACCTTGTTTCTAACTGTGTCAAGATAACGTCCTTCATCAGAACCATTGATGATAATATAATCAACTTTTAGTTCTTCACATAATGCTCTGGCAACAGTTGTTTTACCAACACCTGCTGTACCATGTAAAAGCATATTAGATATTTGACCTGTAGCAAGAAACGCTTTAAATTGATTCTTGATAGAATTAGGTAAAATACAATCTTCAATTTTCTTTGGTCGATATTTTTCGACCCATACAAAATCAGTCATTCCAATGTCGGATTACTCCGCTAATAATAAAACAATTAGTAATGAGATAAGTAAGAAAGATGCCAGATCGAACAAGGAGTACAAGATTATCATACCTCTTGGTCTTTTCATCAGCGAACGAACCCAATGCATACTTCCATACTCTCCAAAATTTTCTCACGTTTTAAACTCTCCCTTTTCATAATCAAAATTAGGATGAGGTTGAGCAGGAACCCAAGGATTCTTGGATTCATTTTTAATGACAATGAATCTATCAGCAGCAAAGGTACCTCCTAAACTGATTCTAATATCATCACCATCTTGCCAATTAACACTACCATCTTTTTTAGTATGGTTCATTAACTCTTGGATCTCTTCGATCATTTCCTGAGTGAGTTTCACTTTTTAAACACTCCCAACTTTGTTAGAATATAGAGTGCTAATATTGTCCAGAAGACAACTTCTAATCCTACGTTGTTCATTATCCAAATGTAGAGTCGGGTTCTAGTGCTATGTAATATTCTAACTTCAATGAGTTATTACAGAAACGAGCAACTCTTTCACTAATCTCAACATCATATGTACCTGGTATTATC